GCTGCCGCCCACAGCTTTCATGGGACCGTTGCTCTTGCCTGGCACGCGGGTGCTGCCTGCCTGCTGCTCGAGATCCTGCGACCACCTTGCCAGCGATGATGCAGCAGCCGGCTCCTTGATCGCAACATGGTCGAAGTAGTAGCGCGGTCCCTTGGACAGCAGGAAGAGGTATTCGTGCGCCTTGGTGCACCGGTCGGTCACGCTCTCGGGCATCGGGTTGGGCTTGTGCCAAATGATGTCCTGGCGCAGAAACCAGCCGTCGGCGCGCAGCGCGAATGCCAGCATCCACGGAATGCCGATCAGGTCTTTGTGCTTGAGCCCGGGCGGCACCTGGCTGGGTCGACGAGCGTGCGCTGTCCGGCTGGCAACGTGTGGAGCAATGCTGTCGGCCTTTGGTGAGCCGGCCGGGCCATTCGGCTTGCTGGCATAGCTGTCTCCAATGTTGACCCACAGCGTGCCATCGTCGGTCAGCACGTCACGAACGCATCGGAAGACCTCGACCATTGCCGCAATGTATTCCTCGGGTGTCTGCTCAAGGCCGATCTGCCCGGCGTGGCCGTAATCGCGTAGGCCGAAATATGGCGGGCTGGTAACGCACATCTGGGCCTTTACCCCTGCCGCTGCCCACCGCCGCATCGTATCGCGGCAATCTCCAAATTCGATTTTGTTCATGGGCTGGAAAAGAAGAGCCCGCCTCGATTGCTCAGGGCGGGCTGTGAATAGGGGCCCACTGGGGGCGGTAGACTTGGCGCTATGACGCTCTACGACACCATGGTCAGTGCCATCCGCGCGCACTGGTCCCAACATGACAACGCCTACCCTCAGTGCATAGAGCTTGATGCAGCGTCCCTGAAAGACTTCATAGAGACGCGCAAGATCGTGCGCAAGGGACTGGGTAGCCCGCCATCGACTGAGGCGGTGCAGACGCTGTTGGGGGTGAAACTGGTGCCTGGCGATACAAACGCGCTGGTCGCCAAGGATGGGACTCGGGTGCCGCTGGGCTTATAGAACTGGGCACGAGGCCCGCCCAGGCCCCGTGCTTGCACAGCAATCAGATCGGCGAGTCATCCTCCAGGGAGTTGGCGAACGCCTTCTCCGGTGTCAATCCTTCGTTATCGGAATCGATACCATCCAGATCCTGCTGGCCGTCGCCCTCGCCATCATTGCCAGTCGACGGCGTGTCGGGCTTGCCGGCGCGGTAGCCCTTCTTGGCCAGCATGACTTCGGCCGGTGCCAGCAGCTTGATGTAGATTTCGCCTTCAGAGGCCAGCCCCGACAGCTCGCCGTAGCGGTCGTTGTCCTGCAGCTCTTCGCCGTTGTACTGGATGGTGCCCTTGATGGTGACGCTGCCGCCTTCGACCAGCTCGTACTGCAGGCCGCAGAGCACAGCGTCTGAGAAGTCGACGTGCTCGCCTTCGGTGCCCCAATCCCAGATGAAGCGATACCCGCGCCACTTTTGGCCCTTCGCATAGTGGTAGGCCAGAGGCAACTGGGGGTGGCGGATGTTCGGCAGCGGGATCGCGATATCTGGCAGCTCCACCTGGCCGGCCTGGGCCGCCTTGTTGCAGAAGTGGTGCTCACGCAGGCCTGGCTCAAGCAGGTCCAGCAAATCGTTCGACCCGGTGATCACGAACGCGATGTCGATCGCGCGCACCTTTTCTTCGCCGTGCAGCTCGCGGCGGGGGTTGGCATTGGTGATCGTGACCTTGGTGGGTTCAGTGAGTTGGAAGGGCATGGTGCTCCTTTGAAGTTGAGGGGCTTCAAGCAGCCTGAGCTGCCTTCAAATCCTGGATGGCGAAGAACACATCGAGCGCTGCCCGGCAGTCGGCCATGGCGCTGTGCGCGTCCACTAGCGGCTTGCCCATGAAGTGCTCGTAGGCCTCGCGGAGGTTGGCGCTCTTGTGGTGGAAGCGGCGCGCGGCCTTCATCTTCTCCGTGGGCGGCAGCTGGAGGATCGGTGTGGACAGCAGCTGCGTGCAGTGGCTGTTGGCAGCCTTCCAGTTGTCACGCTGGGCATCGCTGACGCTGGCGGGAAAGCGGTGCTGGGCGATGCGCAAGATGCGGCGATCAAAGCTCTCGTTGTGGCCCAGCAGCAGGCGGCCATCCCACAAGGTCATGAACATCTCGAGCGCTGTGCGCTCAGGAATGCCGACGGCGAGCGCACGCTCGGTGGTGATGCCGTGCACCTGGGCCACCTC